CTTCTGGTTCTCGGGTTGTTGCTGTAGGCGCTGGTGCGAACGGTCAGCAGTTTTTGTTGGATACTTTTTTCGATTGCAAGACCGCTCGCCCGATGCCGCTGTATAGTGTTCCTGGTTTGATCGATCACTTCTAATGGAGGTCGTATGGGTATGTTTGATGGCATTGGTACTGCTGTTACTAGTGGCCTGTTGTCGGTTTTCGGCGGTGAGCGACGTAATCAGGCACAGGCTGAACAGGCACAGGCAGCCAATGCTTTTTCTGCGCAGCAGTTTGCCACTCGGTACCAGACTACGGTTAAAGATATGGAGGCTGCTGGCCTAAATCCGATGCTTGCTTATAGCCAGGGAGGGGGGTCTCCCCCTTCTGGCCAGCAGGCTCAGATGCAGGATACGGTTACACCTGGTGTAGAGTCTTTTAATCGGACAAGGGCTACTGCGGCGCAGAATGCGGTGCAGAATGCCCAGGTTAAGAATATTGAAGCCGATACTGAGAATAAGCAGGCTCAGGCTTCAAATATTCGCGCCGATACTTTGCTTAAGGGTGCTTAGGAGAATTTAGCTGGTGCTAGTGCGGACCAAGCTCGCACTAATATTGCTTATTTGGAGACTCAGTCTAAGCGTATTATTGAGGAGATTAAAAATATTCCGAAAGAAGGCGACCGCCTGGATGCCCTTGTCAAGAATTTGGGCGAGGAATATAAATTGATTATTGAGCGAACTCATAATACGAAGGCTGCTACAGATCAGATTAAATGGTTGGCTGTTAAGGCGATGCTCGAAGGCGATTTGCTTAAGTTGGATTTGAAAGCCGCCACTGATTTGGAAAATATTGGTCGTTATAGTAAAGAAGGTAAGATTGTTTTAGACATCCTTCGATTGATGAAAGGTCGATAATGAAAAATGTTCCGTTTTTTCGTACTGGGTTTAATTACGACCGTGATGCTGCTTCTGTTGAAGCAGGTTTGTTTTGCGAGGATGAGTCGCTTGCGATCCAGTCCGCTGCAGAAGAAGCCGACATTAATACGATTGTTCGGCGTTTTGGTTTGACCGGGCAGCTGCCCGATCAGGTCGCGATGCCGCGATCTGGTGATTTTACGAATGTGCCGGATTTTCATACTGCGATGAATTTGATTCGTACCACGCAGGAAGAATTTTTGCGTGTTCCGGCTGCTATTCGTGCGCGTTTTGATAATGATCCTCAGCGCTTTATGGAGTTTCTGGAGGATGAAGGGAACCGGCAAGAGGCCCACAAAATGGGTCTTTTGAAGGCGGTTCCTGTTGAAGCACCGTCGGGTACCCCCGATGGTGCCACGCCGTCTAAGGCGTAATGATGTGCCCCTTCGGGGGCTGTTTTTAACTATAAGGAGTTAGTATGATTCAAGTAATTGTTTCTGTTAAGGATACGGCGGCTCAAGCTTTTGGCCGTCCGGTTTTTGTTCCTACGACGGCTGTTGCCGTGCGTTCTTTTAGGGATGAGATTAATCGCCCGGACTCGAAAGAGGACATGGCGCAGCATCCCTCTGATTTCGAGCTCTATGAGCTCGGTACGTTTGACGATTCCAACGGATCGATTGACGTGATTGAGCCGCGTCTGGTTGCGCGTGCGAAGGACTTGAGAGAGTCTTCTGCCGCTGCGCCCTTGTGGCCCAGCGCGTGAGACTTGCACGATTTAAATTGATCGTGTAAAGTCGTTGCCTAGACCAGTTTTCCACTTGATGTAACTGGTCTAGGTGACACCTCGTTAGAGGTGTCTTTTACAAACCGCAAAGGAGTGAACACTGTGAAACCTGTTTATCGTCGCTCAGTCAACAAGAAGGCCTCTGCCAAGAGTTTTGGCCGCGATACGCGTACTGTGGCTGCTGCCAACGTTCGGTCTAATCCGATGCGCGGTGGCTGGCGTCTGTAATGCCGTGCTACCATCCAATGCCCGCCGTGCGGATGTCGGATGGGTCGGTTCGGTTTGTTAGTAGGTCCAAGCGTGGTGCACAAGATTCGCTTGAATTGCCGTGCGGTCAGTGTGTTGGGTGTCGTCTTGAACGGAGCCGCCAGTGGGCGATGCGTTGTTTACATGAAGCGTCCCTACATCAAGATAATGCCTTTATTACGCTTACCTACTCAGATTCCAACCTCCCCCGAGGTGGATCTTTAGATTATTCTGATTTTCAGAATTTTATGAAACGTTTACGCAAACGCGTTGGCACGAAAGTGCGTTTCTATTGTGGGGGTGAATATGGTCAGGAGCAAATGCGTCCGCATTTCCATGCCTGTTTATTCGGATATGATTTCCCGGACAAGCTTTATTATAAGAAGACTGAGTCGGGTGAATCGATTTATACGTCCAAGTTGTTGGAGTCTTTATGGCCGTTAGGCCTGTCTAGCATTGGCAATGTGACTTTTCAGTCTGCTGCCTATATTGCTAGGTATTGTGTTCAGAAGGTGACTGGAGACCTGGCTGAAGCACATTATCGTGTGATTACGGATGACGGTGAAATTATTGATCGTGTTCCAGAGTTTAATCACATGTCTTTGAAGCCCGGTATTGGTAAGCCGTGGCTTGAGAAGTTTCGTACTGATGTTTTTCCCCGGGATTACGTGGTCGTGAATGGCGTTAAGACTAAACCGCCAAAGTATTACGACCGTCTTTTTGAGAAAGAGGACCCGGGTACGTTTTCTGAGATAGTTGCTCAGCGTGAGCTGGATGGCTATGGTCAGAGGTTGCTAGGAGAGCAGACAGATGCTCGCTTAGCTGTTAAAGAGCAAGTAACACTTGCTCGTAATTCCATGTTGAAAAGGAGTTTTCAGTAATGATGATGCATAAGAATGCTTCGGTGGATCCCCACCGGTTTGCTATGATTCCCAAGGCCGAGATTCCTCGAGCCGCTTTTGATCGCCAGTTTACTCATAAGACTACGTTTGATGCTGGTTATTTGGTTCCGGTCTATGTAGACGAAGTTCTACCCGGTGATACGTTTAATTTGAAGATGACTGCTTTCGCTCGGATGGCTACGCCGCTTTTTCCGACGATGGATAATCTTTATATTGATTCTTTTTTCTTTTTTGTTCCCAATCGTTTGATTTGGGAAAATTGGGAGCGTTTTATGGGTTCTCAGGATAATCCTGATGATTCCATCTCGTATGTGATTCCTACTACTTCTACTCCTGCCAATGGTTATGCTGTTGGTTCTATTTTCGACTATATGGGTTTGCCTACTGTTGGACAGGTTGGAACTGGTAACACTGTTAGTCATTCTGTATTACATTTAAGAGCCTACAACCTCATATTTAACCAGTGGTTTAGAGACGAAAACCTGCAGGACTCTGTTACTGTTAATACTGGTGATGGTCCTGATACTTATACTGATTACACGCTATTAAAGCGTGGTAAGCGTAAAGATTATTTCACCGCTGCTTTGCCTTGGCCCCAGAAAGGTACTGCGGTGTCTTTGCCTTTGGGAACTTCTGCCCCTTTAAAGTCTGATTTTGCTACTGAAATTAATATTGGTACTTTTGATCGTGTAGCTGGTGCTTCTAATCCTTTGAGATTGGGTAATCAGTCAGGAACTGATATTGGTTCTTTGTATGCTGATTTATCTAATGCTACTGCCGCTACTATTAATCAGCTGCGTCAGTCTTTCCAGATTCAGAAATTGCTTGAAAGGGATGCACGTGGTGGTACAAGGTATATAGAGATTATTAGGTCGCATTTCGGAGTAGTTTCGCCGGATGCAAGGATGCAAAGACCTGAATATCTTGGAGGTGGAACAACACCTGTAAATGTTTCACCTGTAGCGCAGAATTCGGTATCTGCAGCCACACCGCAGGGAAATCTTGCTGGTGTGGGTAACGTTACATTAAGGAATGGATTTGTAAAATCATTTACAGAGCATTGTGTATTGCTCGGGTTAGTAAATGTAAGAGCAGATTTGACATATCAGCAAGGTTTTGATCGTATGCATCTTAAGGATTCTAAGTTTGATTTTGTTTGGCCTGAATTTGCTCATCTTTCGGAACAGCCTGTTTTTGTTGAGGAGGTTTATGCTAAGGCTTCTGCCGGCGGTCGCAATCGTGTTATTTTTGGTTATCAGGGTCGGTATAATGAATACCGTTATCGTAAGTCCCGTGTTTGTGGTACTTTGAGGTCTGATGCTGCTGGTTCTTTGGATTATTGGCATCTGGATCGCTATTTTGATTCTGAACCAGGTCTTAATGAGGCTTTCGTTTCGTGTATTCCTCGGACTGATATTTTCCCAGTTCCTGCAGCTCCAGGAATTTTAATGCAAGTAGGTAATGGGTTGCGCGTCGCGCGGCCGCTTCCTGCTTCGCCGGAGCCTGGGCTTTTAGATCATTTTTAGGAGGTTGTTATGTCGTTTTATTATAAGCGTTTACCTTATGACGGCCATGTACTTTATGATGAGAAAGGTAAACCGACAGATTTTAAGGTTGGTGAACCTAATGATGGCTCTTCTAAGACTGAACAGTCTGGTGCGTCATCTTCTCTGCAACAGGTTAAGATGTTTATGCAAGCTGGTGAAAGGATGCAGAGCTGGAAGGCTGGATTTTTCGATTATCAGCCCGGAGAGGATATATCCGATTCTGAGGCGTTGCGGGACGCTCCTACGCGGTCGTCTGATTACGACTTGTCCGATGCTGCTTTGCAGACGTCCTATTTATCCGGCCGTATGGCCGCTGCACGTGCTGCGGGAGAGCTTAAGCGAAAGGAAGCCGAGAAAGCGGCTTTTGACACTGCGGTTGCGGCGGCCGCCGCTCTTATGACTGAAGCTACCCCAGGGGTAGCGCCTAAATGATTTATGGCCCCGCTATATGCGGGGCCATTTGACTTGGCATATTGCCTGCTCT